ACAATCCGTTCGGGTTATTAAAATTTGTTAATCCCGAAAATTGGTAAGCGGTTCCTCCCGTAATTACTTGGAAATATTCATTTCCGGCTGGAAAATCATAAGTCTTTGTTCCTCCAGTTATTCTTAATTTTAAAGTGGCAATAGAGCTTGTGCCACCAGTAGTAATATAGGTAACCGTTTTAGTAATTAACGACGTTTGGTTAGGGTTAGTGCTACCTGTTATTTTTTTATTATTGAATTGATTTAGTGTCCCTCCAGTTAAATTTGGGTCATTAATTTTACTAATATTATGAAATGAAACTAAGTCACCAGCGTTTAATAATTGTAATGTACCGGTATCACACACTATCATTAATATAGAATCGGTAAAACTATTTGATGGTTGTGGTATATTTGAACCAGGAGGTGAGTTATTTACTGTAGTTTTAATAATATTTTCATTATCAAAATATCTCCTTCTAAAATTCGCCATATTTAATGACTGTGATAACGTAACGTCATCACCTAAATATTTATAACCACCTCCTTGATTAGGCGTTTCAACAATTGGTAACTTGACCAATTTAGGGTCTAAGTCGATATAACCAACAGTCGCGGCATTTGAAAGATATTGATACCCCGATAACCCTTGTTTAATTCCATTATTTAAGCTAGTTCCACTAATGGTAGGGACAAATTCATTTAATGAGTTTGAGTTTATTAATTGACCAAAATTGCCATTTGATACTAAAAGATACGCAAATGGGTCAAATTCGATATTATTAACCATATTAGTATCTTCACAATTACAAGCCTCGCAATCCGGATAAGATATCATTGGCAACGAAACTCTTTTAAACGGATTGTTGTTAGGTAAAGGGGCCAAAGTTTCTTTATTACACGTAACATTAAAACCTAAATTAGAAACAAAGTTACAAATGGAATAAATAATACCATTTATATATTCAATAATTTTATTAATAAATTTTACAACAATAGGAAATATATACGCTAAAACATGTAAAATAATAATAACAATTATAAAAACAGGAGATAAAACAGTAATAAGTAAATTAAATAAGAAAAATATAAAATCAAAATTCCTAACACCGTCATTAACAGGAAACCTATTAGTCGTTGTCGAGCATTCCCTATTTGTAATTTCTTTTATCCCTAAATGTCTAGCCCTATTATACCCCCATTTCCATCTATCGATGTGGGACGCAACGGTATAAACTCTATTGTAATTAAATTCAAAAAACCTATCCTCACAATTAATTGCTTCTTGGACCATTTGATAACCTAATTGTGTAAAACCAGTAAAGTTGGCGTTTGTTAAATATTCACCATAATCTTTCCATTCTAAACTAAAAGCATATGATTTTTGTTGTAACTCAGGACTATACGGACCATTTATACTACCACTATTCCACCCATATTCTTTAATATTTGGTACTAAATAATCTGCACGTAGTATACTATTTTCATTACCATCCTCATTTTGATACTGTATTCTAAATCGATATTTACCTTTTGTTGGTATACCAATTGAGGGGTCGTTTGAAAATATATCTTCACCAAATTCATTAGTGGAGACATAATCTAAATTCATAGGCACTTCAACTAACCACGTACCATTTTCATCGATAATATTACCCCCTTGTTCAAACTTGTGTTCCTCTATAACAGGAAACCCTTCGTTATCATTATATATTGTTTGTCTTAATGCCAAAATCTTCCCTTGGGAAGAGACTAAATCACATAGGTTACCAGAATCAAATGTTGGTTTACAATAAACCCCTAAAGGGTCATCCTCACTTGTGGAGAACATGGACCCCATAAATATTGCTTGTGGTTGTATTTCTACACCAATATCTCTAAGGTCAAAATCAACTCTAGTGATACCAACATTACAAATATCCGTCTCACCCCAAAAAGACGCCACTTCCACGTCTTTAGCCTGATTAACGATTTGAGGTAATGAATCTAAATTTTCAGAAGATTTAAAATTAGACCCAGCAAATTGTGACTCAACACCTAAATTTTGTCTAACTAAATCCGACGGTCTTTGAGAAAAACATCCAATATTAGAAAGGTCCATATCCATAACCACACTTTGCATACCTAAAGGAACCCCTACAATCATGAAGTCACCACTATCGTTAGTTCTTACTGTGTACTTATAATATTTTTCATATACCTCAAGTACCTCCGTTCTGGTTAATAAATCATTAACGTCAGGAAATGTACCTGTTGGTGTGTGTCCTTGATTTTCTTGTACATAAGGCAATAGATTATACCTATAACCATCTTCATTCTTATCTGTTAAAGCCCTATATGGGTATAATGTTGATATTACGGGGTCTGAGGAATCTTGAGTAGTCAATGGTACGAATACAGATATAGGTACATTTGGAACACCAAATCCACCATTTGCAATAACTCTTCCAGCAACTACTCCGTAGTCCGCACAGAAACGAGTATAAACGTCTTCTTGTTTAAGTTTTAAAGATAAAATTTCTATTAAATCAAAATCTTGTTCAACATTGATTCTAATATTTTTATCTATCCCTGGTGTTGTTCTTATTCTATAACTTTTGGTCATTATTCTCTTTGTTGATAAATAGTTAAGTTGGTACTTTTAAAAGATAACGCCAAATGGACCAAAATAAATAATCTTATGAAAAGTCTACGGTTGTTAAATTTTTAACCCTAACCTTAATGTTTTTTGCTGCGTATCTTATTTGATATATTTGGTCAGGTTCAGCAAATATTGTGTTATCTATAAGTTCTATTTGTTTTGTTGTTGTATCAACATACCTTTGTGACGTTTCAGATGAAGAATAAACACCACCAACTTTATTATAAACTCTAACATCAGAAAGGGTATTTACCCCATCAATATTTTGTATTAGTTGTTTAATTTCAGATACATTTACATTTTCACCTAACTCTCTTGTTGACGGTAACATATAATTTGTAACATTATTAATAACTTCGGTTATAACTTGACTTTGTGATCCGGTAGAATTTAACACAATAAAAAATTCAAACTCAAGGTCAATCACTTTAGCAACCTCAATAGAAATGTAATCATTAATCATTCTATATTTAGAAAGATACGTTGCCAAATTAGTTTTTAAATTATTCGATATTGTCTGAGTTAATGCCCCTTCAGTATCGAATGATAATATCTTAACTAATATTTTATTATTGTATTCTGTTATTGAAACTTTAGCTGGGGCACCAAATCTACCCGGCATATTATCTATTAAAGATTTATAATCATTAATTGTTACCGCTCTTTTTTGTGCCGCAAAGTTATATGTAACCATGTTTCTAACCTCATCAACTGATGGTTGATTGGCCCCTCCAATCGCGGCAGTCACATTATTAACTTTTATCGATTGTGTTACATTGCTATTAATTACATCAGATGGCCCATTAACCGCAAAATCAATAATTCCAACTTGATTAATAGACCCAACTCCAACATTACTCCCTAATCCACCTCCCGTTCTATATTGAACAAATAAAGTGGTATTTGGTTTAACCGTTAAACCAAGCCCAATATTGTTTTGATAATTTTGTAATTTTAAAGGAACCCCTACCGTTGTAAATTGTTTTAGTTGTTCTTCAGGTGTTACTGTACCAGCACCAAATTGTATTTTTAAAAACCCTTCAGGAGTATATTCAGTTATAAATCTATTCTCAGTTTTTAAATACCTACCAACCTTTACACCTGCCTTATCAACAGGTTTAGTTGGGTCTTCAATAAATACGGTATCTTCAACTAACGCATCCACTTCATACCACCTATCCGGCGATGTTTCAAATTCAGTGAAAGACGGTGTCGCTTGATAATTAGTTCCATCTTTTTGGATAATAGAAGTAACTCCTAAGATATTTTTTTCAGGTAAGAAGAAATTAAAAAATGGTGACACATCTGCCGATGTTACAACTTTTTTAAATACTTGAGTAGTACCATTAACCACTATCTCCCTTTTAGTTATAATATAACTTGTAGGTGCGGAATTGTTTTCACTAAATTGTGGTATTTTTGTTCTATTAATATATCCCTCTCTATTGAATTGAGATGCAAAATCAATATCATAAACAGTTTCAAATGATGTACCACCACCATTAAATTGTGCTGCAGATCTTAGAATACCTAAATAACGTATATCTTCAGAATCACCATAAGCA